TACGTAAATATACTGGCATATCTAATACGTCTTGATATGAAAATCCTTTTCCATGAAAGACTAAATCAAATATTTGATCGTATACGCTTACCTTATAACTTGGAGTCAGGCCAAAAAAAGTCCAATCCGATATTAACGTTGCTACGAAAGGGCTCTCCGTCCTCCTCGTCGATACAATCGATCTCTAAATCTATATCTGGAGTTACTTCGGATAACCTTGTTCTTATTGCTCGAGCATCGATTGCAAACAATTCATTATCTACAAAATGACGAATAGTTTTTGTTTCTGTATCCCCATCTACTGATGTTATAACATGTTTCAATAAGGTAGTCATTTGAGCATCTTTTTTGAGTTTTGATAAACCTTTCATTTCCGCATCAATTTTTTTCTGTACGCCATGTGTTAATAATTGTATAGTGACTTCTCGTTTAGATGCTGGTAACCCAACTGTTAACACACCTTCTGATTTTTCTAATGATTCCCAATCAACTTCTTTTTCGCCTAATTTAGTCAGGTCAACTGTTATTTTCTGTTTTTCGCCAGATGGGTTCATAACTTCAAGCTCATAATCTTTACCATATCCTAATATTCGCGCAGCAATCATTATCGCATTTTTGTCGCCTAACAACAATTCGTTATAATTAATATCCGATATAATCAATGCTTTAAACAATTTATCTAACACAACACCTTGTTTAATATATGATTGATTAGTTAAGATGTCTTCTTCTCTAGCAGTCATATATTTCATTTCAATCTTTCCTTTTGATAATTCACTGCCTTTCGGATATAAAATACCACGACTAGGTAGTTCAATTATTTCAGTTGGAAATTTAGATGATTTAGTTTCATCAGTTTCTTTAGCTTCATATTGTGCTATTGCCTTTGCCTTAAGATCGGCATCGGTCATTTGTTTTTTTGCTTTTGTTGGATAATCGTCGTTAACAGTTCCCATAATACTCCTATAACCTTTTTGTTTTATATAAATATGTCGGACAGTAAAAAAGCCCCGCTAAGCGAGGCTTAATTTAATATTTATGAATTTCAATTAGAATTGAAGGATTGCATAATCATATTTCAAAGTCAATTCAATCTGGACTGGATCTTCGGTCGACCAATCCATGTCTCCAAATGTTGCCGATGATATGAAAGCACCTTTCAATGTCCACTCTTCTACTTTATCTCCAACAGGACCTAATGTATTGAATGTTATATCTTTCTTATAAAAATCAGAATAACCATCTCTACCCGTTACAGATTCATGGTGTAGTCTTACCCACTCCATTACTGCTTGCGCTCCAGAAGGAACTACAGGGTCATATAAGGTTACTGTTACATCTTGCCATCTTGACTTGCCTTTCAACTTTCTTTCAACATTGATGTGATCAAGAATAACCTCACCTTGGTCGATTGACGGTCTAGAAGCTGCCTTGACAAGATACGAAGGGATACCTTCAATGTACATAATAAACCTATTTGCCATTTTAGGTTCATATGCCGTATAAAATATCTCGGTGGGATCTAATAATTCTGCCATCTATTTACTCCAATTAATTTCTTTCTTTATTATAAATATACTCATTCTTCTATTCTGGGAACGAAGCTCCGGTAGGTAATATGTTAAAGTCAATGATAATGAATTCAGCCGTCTTAGCAGGTTGCAAATAAATAGCTCCTCTCATCTCATTTCTATCAATCACATCTGGAGTATTATTTGTTTCGTCCATTACAACTTTAAATGCAAATAAACCTTGTCTTTGTTGCACATTCTCAAAATATGGATTCACTAATGATAAGAATCTGTTTCTAGTTGCTGCCGTATTATTTTCAAATACCAAGAACTTAGTAGATGATGCAACAAATTTCTTAGCTGCTATTAATAGCCTTCTAACATTTACACGATCCAAAGCAGATGCTTTCTTCTGTAATGTTTTCTGTCCATAAACAACTACGCCTGTATTAGGAAAAGTTGCAATTGGATTAACTGCAGATTCATATAATGTATCTCTATTCGATTGAGTTAATTTTCTTTCTGTTTGAACAACGATATCTAATCCACCTCTATTTAAACCAGCTGGTGCAAACCACGGTGCTGCTACTCTATCATTAAATGCATATACACTTGGTATCAATGTAGATGCTGGTACCCAAACATTTCTTCCTAGATCTACATCTGGAATTTTCAACCATGGCCAATATTCAGCAGCATAATTTGAATCTCTTGCTTCTGCTTTCGCAGCCGCTGTTGACAATGTTGCTCCATATTCTACAGGATCTATCAATAAGAATGCATCTGAACGATCTTCCATTGCTGTTAATGCTGTAGATAATACTTTGGAATGATTTGAGAAGTTATCAACTAATCCAGGTAATGCTAACAAGTTGATATCATATTCATCTTGATTCTTTAATAAGAAGATTGCATCATTATATGCATTTTCAGTACCTGCAACTCCTAAGTTAAATCCTTGTGTATTTACATCTGTTATTTCATCATAGAATGCTCTTGGATGAACTACAGTACCATCAGAACCGCCTGAGAATGTTCCAGAAACTGCTTGAGGTAAACTACCTGTTGAATATGAATCTCTAATATTACCATTAACATCTAAATAATTATATGTTGTTCTGTTAACATCAACTCTAACATATTTTGATCTGTTAACAAATGAACCAGATAATTGAAGGAATGGATCTGACGTTCCTGCATCTATCAATGTATTTGACTGGTCACCAATTACTCTAGCAATATAGTTATTTGAATTAGGATCTAATGTTAAGTTATTGTATTGTTCTAAAATGACTTTTCTTTTACTAGTATCATCACCACGTCTAATTAACAATGTAAAAGTACCTTTTGTATTACTTACATTTGACACTTCCCATCTTAAGTTATTAACAGTACCATTTGTTAATGCATTATTAACACCTTCCGTACCAGAACTGTTTTGATCTGCTCCATCTGATAATGTTGTCAATGTAAATGAATCCAATGGAAATCCTGATGATGTAACAGCTGCTGATGCTGGTCCATATGCACCTGCTAATATTCTTACAACCGTTAATGTATCAGCATATTTCAAATATTCCTGAGCCATGTAATTAGTCATGTACTTATATGAATTTTCTGATGCTCCAGAACCACTAGTAAATGATCCACCGAAGGTCTGTACAAAGTCGGAATAACTTGTAATTGTCGTTGGTATTCCAGCTGGTCCTTTTTGAGTAGGTCCTATAACTGCTGCTCCTATTGCGGCAACACCTGCGGGTAAAAACGATTGATCAACTTCATTCGTAAATACACCGGGCGATACAATTCTTTCTGCCATTATTTTGCTCCTTAATTAAAAATCTTCAATTTCATATAAATATTAAATAACAATGCCAAACCAACGTTAAGATGCAATAAATTCACCGTTTTCAACATTAAGTGAACCAGCTCCATATTTTCCAGTCAAATCATTGATTACTTTCTGCTCTTTATTCTGCAGATCAATATATTGACCTTCTAAGTCTGATTTTGCATTTTGCAATTCTTCTAATCTTTTTGATGTAATCATAATTTCCATTTCAACTTGGCCGAATTGGAAGATTAAATCGGTACTTTGATTACGCAGTTCTTCAATAGACTGCATTTCATTTTGTTCTAACTTTTTGTTTTCTGACATAACTTTTTCCTTTATTTTTATTCATTTATAAATATGCTATTGATTGCTATAACCACCCGGTGGCTCATCCTGTACGTTAACATTGAATGTAGATGTTTCATTGCTAAATGTAATACGTTTAACTGAATATTTTTTCTGTATATTTGATGTCCTTAATTCATAAGGCATTAACAATGTACCTTTAACTGTTAATGGCAATGTCGCTCTTACTAATCTATCTTCGCCGGTGCTATTAATTGTCTCAAAAGAATAATCAGATATATGAGTCGGAAATTTCCAAGTAGTACCCCAAGCAAAACCATTTAATGGCATTATCTGTTCAATGACAGAATTTAATTGTTCTGTATATTCAGTCCAAATATACATCTCATACGTTACATCGACAAATTCAGGTACTGGTGAGATATAATATTCTTGGCTTGGTTTAACTCCTTGTAGTACTGAAAATCTGTCATATCGATTAGTCAATGTATGTTTATTGCGATATATGTAATCATTACCATCTGGGTTCTTATTTACTCCTAACGTTCTTAATGTATCTCGATCGGCCATTGAATTACGACGAAGTGCCATATACGGAGTCATTGCTTTGCCACTTTGATCATACATATATCCACGCGACTGAAATTGAGCCCATTTTTCTCCATTGGCATAAAATATCGGAACATTGATTAATGATTCATTTTCATATACTTGAGGTTGAATTATATCAGAAATATATGACATGATAGCAAAATCAATATCATATATAGTACATTTTGGAGTTTTAACAACATCATCATCTCGTCTAATCTGATTAACATTAGCCGGCTTGCTATTATTTGAAAATGAACTATATGTTTTATTTAATTCTGGCTTGCTCATAAATTCCTTGGTATATTATTTGGTTTATTAATACCACTACGTACTTCTTCAATATTTAATCTATTTCTTCTTGTTACATGAGCCTCGGCTACGACAGATACACTATACCCAAATTCATTACGCTCACCTAAATTAAATCCTAAATCACGCGATGGATTTTTACCAGCAAAGAATTCAGAACTTGAAACATTATCTACTTCATGATATTCTCCATTATATTCAATAACATCTCCTGTCTCAATTATAATATTTTTATCTTTAAGATCATCACGTACAAATCCAAATGTAACTGGCCTTGTATAATCTATTCCAAAATCATCTGCTTGTTGTGTCCTTGTCTCTCTTAATATGATAGAATTTATTTTCATTACGCTGTAATAAACTTTATTATCAGACTCATCATATAAATTTGTTTTTGTTGATTCTAAATTTAATTTATAAAACCCAACCTCTGTGTCAATGTATTTATTAATCAATTCGCGATTAACAGATCTGATTAAATTTGCATCTCTGGCTGAGCCGAATAAAGCCATAATTTATCCTATATAAATTTTCATTGGAATCTTATTAAACTGAGATAGCATTGCATCTGATTCCGCTTGTTTTCTTTCTAGTTGTGCTTGTCTGGACATTGTATCAAGTGTCTCTTTTAACTCCGTTATAAGACCCTCTTTTTCGGTTTGTGCCGCCGATATAAGGTCCGAACCATTTAATGTTATTTCTGCATTAGGAATAGGTAATGATTGATATTTACCTCTAATATATCCTAACATCTCTTTTGCCAAAGCCAATGTATATCTTCGTACCCATTGACGACCTACTGAGTTAACATTTTCATATACTACATTTTCATATGGTGCATTTGAAAAGTCTGAAACTGTCCCGGTTGAACCTTTTAATGCATTACTACGATCTGATTTCAATATGTAATCAAAATGAATTTTAGTAAATGCTGAACCATTTGGTATTGGTAATACACGCAATCTATCATTTGACATTTGAAATGAATATGCAGATCTACGAATCGTATCATTAATTTCAATTGCCTGTAATCTTAATACATCAGCATATGCGGGCATCATCATAAATGACAGACCAGGAGAATAACTTCCAAATCCAAATGCATCTAACATTTGCTGAGTACCAATTCCACTACCTATAAATGGGTCAAAGAATCTAGCCAATGCAGGAGGCGCATCATGATACAATCTTTTTATTTCAATGGCATCTGTTCCAGCTGTCCCCGATTCTAAAGTTACTATCGAAGGATCAGACATATCATATATTTGCTGACCTGATGTCATTGCTATTGATCCAGTATAATATGTTACATTACCGCCCGAGCCAGCCTCTGTTCCATATTCTTCTGCTAATTCAATCAAGCCACCCATGGTAGCTGAAACTTTTTTACCTGTAAGATTTGAACCTGTAGCCGAACCGTATAAGTTCAACATGTTATCACGAATATTAAATGTATTTACCTGCGCGCCATATTCTGTTACAGCTTCTTCGAAACAAGCATATAAATTTATATCTTGTAGTTCGACATCTGATAATGGATATCCTAAACGCTTTGCACACCAATCAGCCATTTGATCGGCTTCGGTTTGAAATGTGAAATCATTATCATAAAAACCAAACGGTGTATCGCCAGGAAAAAAGCTCGATGAGCCAGGCCATATAGGAATATTAACTGCCATGTATTTACCTTTTTATATAAATATCGACTTTTACAACTATAAATTGATTTAATTCAATTTTTCTGCTAAGGATT